GCTGCTGCTAATACAATCACTTCTATCACATATAATGCTTATGGTGATATTACTGCATACACTGGCGCAGCTATCGCAATTGATACTTCACAGATTACTTCTGGCACAATCGCTGATGCAAGATTACCAACTAAAGGTACCGCAGGTACATACGCAAACGCTTCGCATGTTCCAGTAATCACAACTGATGCTTATGGAAGAGTAACTAATGTAACCAATACTGCTATTGCGATTGCTGCCTCTGCGGTTACAGGTTCATTCTCAGTATCTCAAGGCGGTACAGGTGTAACATCATTTACTGCTAATAGTGTTCTTATCTCTGGTACAACATCTACTTCCGCAGTTGTTTCTCTTAACTCATCGACTGAAGGTCATGTGTTACAAATTAGTTCTACTGGAGTTCCAACATTTGCTCACTTGAATGGCGGCAGTTTCTAAATTATTATGAAAGGGTTATATTATGTCAGATGCAAATTTTATCAATGCCTATAATGAGGTAATACTAGATAATTTAAATGCGATAATGAAACAGAATTTTATGTTTCAAACGCAAATAAAATTTTTAGAAGAAAGAGTTAGTAAGATTCCAGAAATGGAACAAAAACTCGCAAGTGTTGAATCAGATAAGACCAACAAACAGGAAGAATATAGCCGTTTGATGGGTGAAAAAAACAATTTGGCAAATGAAGTTGGTTCTCTAAAGAATGAATTAGAAGATAAAAATCGAATCATTCAAAACAATGTTACCAGTGACAATGATAAGCACAGATTACAGACTGCTGTAAATCAACAATCTGGTGAGATTGAAAAATTAAAGAATAGAATTGAATCAATGGAAAAAGAAATTGATTCACAAAAAGAATATACTACACAGTTGGAAGAAATGTTACCAAATTCAAAAAAGAAAAAACTAGGTATTGAAATTCCAGAAGAAGATACACCAAAAGTAGAGGTCAAAAAAGAACAAACTGCCCCCATTATTAATGCAACTCCATTGACATTCGAATCGGCTGGCGGAACCTTCTAAATGGCAAACACAGTAATTGCATTACGCAGTTCTGGTGTTACTGGTAATACTCCATCACTAGGCGTCTTAGCAAACGGCGAGTTATCACTTAACTTCGCTGATGGAATACTATATTATAAAAGTTCTTCAAATACTCTTGGTTCAATCAGAACCACAGCAGTCTCAGGTTTAACCACAGAAGTCCAGTTCAATGATGCTGGTTCTTTTGGTGCAAACGCAAACTTCACCTTCAACAAAACTCTTGCGACACTTAATGTAAAAAACATTAATGTTTCAACAAACTTAACCACAGTAAATTTAACCGCAACTAGTATCACAACTGGTACTGGTGTTGGTGGTATAATTGCAGGTGCGAATGTAATCTATTCAAATACATTTGTTGCAAATACAGGTGGTATCACGACCACAGGCAATTCTTCATTAAACGGAATTGTAACCATCAACTATAATGTTGGTGCGACCTCAAGTCAAAATGTCGCAATTGAAATGTATGGTGCCAACACTAAAGGTGGCACAGGATATTTTGACTTTCTTGCTGCTAATAATATTAGTGGTGGTGCAACAAATAAAAACAAATGGCTTAGAATTGATTCAAATGGTAAATTCCAAATTATCAATTCTTTATACAACGCCGCCATTTTCGATTTAAATGATTCTGGTTATTTAACAGTACCAGGCGGTGTTGCAACATCACAATACATTCAATTCTCGGATGGTTCAAGACAATATACTGCCAACGCAGGCGGTGGTTCACTATCAAACACACAAATATTAGCAGGACTTCAAACTGTATCTGCAACCAATAATATTACCTTCGACTATGTTGCGACTGCAAACAATGGTCAAGGCACTAACTTTAAAGTTGGTGATGATACTTGGATTGGCGATATTAATGTTGCCGATACAATGTCTGTTCGTGGTCAACAAAATGTTCAAAATGCATACATCTCATTTGGTAATAATGATGGTTTAAAGTTAGGTCGTGCAGGCTCTGGCGTATTGACTTACAATGGTGGTTTTGCAGCCACTTATATTCAGTTTGGTGATGGCACAAAACAATATACTGCCAACGCAGGTTCTGGTGGTAGTGGCACAACTGATTTTGGTTTTGGTCAAATCTTTACACCAAACAATTCTGTTTATGCAAATGCCACTAGTGCAAATGATAAAGTTAGTTTCACTGGTGAGTCTGGTGTATATGTATTTGCAAACTCAACAACAAAAACAATTACGGTCGCTGGAACTCCAGGCGCTCAGGGCATGACTGTTGACTATGGTTATGTCTCTGAGGCGGTTTTTTACAGCGTTGATTACGGGACACTATAAATACAATTATGTCAACACAAGTCCAAATACGAAGAGGTAATACAGCACAAACAGCAGCCTTCACTGGTGTTGTTGCTGAGCTTACCGTAGATACAGATAAAAAAGTCGTAGTTGTCCATGACGGTACAACTGCGGGTGGTAATCCTTTAATCAAAGCAAACGCTTCGATTACCACAGGTCAAATACTGACTTCAAATGGTTCACACTTACTTGCACTATCAAACACAGGCACCGCAGGTACATATGGTAATGCATCTTTTATTCCTGTTGTAACTACTGATGCTTACGGCAGAGTTAGTTCTGTAACAAATACTGCGATTGCAATTTCTTCTGGTGTCGTTACAGGTGTAATGACATTCGCACAAGGTGGTGCAAACGCAACATCATATACAACTGGTGGTCTATTAACATCTAATGGCACCTCATTTGTTTCTGTTGCAAATACTGGTACTGCGGGTACATATGGTAATGCAGCCTATCATCCAGTAATCACTACTGACGCATATGGTCGAGTTAGTGCAGTTACAAATACTGCAATAGCAATAGACACGGCTGCAATTACTTCTGGTACATTAGCAGACGCTAGATTGCCAACTAAAGGTACTGCCGGAACTTACGGAAACACAACATATATTCCTGTTGTGACTACAGATGCTTATGGTAGAGTTACTGGTGTAACCAATACTGCAATTCAATCTTCAACAACTTCAGTTCAAGGTATTGTCCAATTAAATGATACAGTAACTTCAACTTCAACATCAGTAGCTGCAACTGCTAATGCGGTTAATGCAACTTACAATTTTGCCGCTACTAAATTTAATTCATCTGGTGGTTCAATTACTGGCACAGTAAGTGTTACAGGTAATGTGTATGCTGATAATGTAATTGCAAACTCTGCCTTTACATCTCTTGGTGGTACATCAAGATTACAATTAACTGATATTGGTCTTGTATCAATTCAAGTTGCTGGTGTGGAGACTAAATTTGGTGCTTCTGGTATTGAAAACAGTCCAGGTATCTACGGTGGGTCATTTGGTGGAAATAAATTATCACTAAACAGCGAAACAAATCTAATATCAAATAGAGGCGATGTAGTTAAGATTCAGACAGGTACAACCGGTACAGCAGTAAATGATTTTGTATTCTCTAATACTTCTTTAACCGTACCTGGTGGTATTACTGCAAACGGATTTACTGCTGGTGGTATCAATGTTGTTCCAACACTCGCATCATCATTTAGTACCGCAAATGCGGCCTTTACTAGAGCAAATAATTCATTAAATGTAAATACTGGTGGTTCAATCACAGGTGATGTTACTGTTACAGGCAATTTAACTATTGTTGGCCAAACAATATATGCAAATACAACAACTGCATTAATTGCTGATAACATACTTACGCTTAATGCTGCTATTGGTCAAGCATCAGCACCAACAGTAAATGCAGGTATAGAAGTTGACCGTGGTTCTTCTGCAAATGTATCATTACTTTGGAATGAAACTTCTGATAAATGGACATTCACCAATGATGGTTCAACATATTATGATATCGCTGATGCTGGTCGATTAGATTCTGTATTCTCATTAGCAAACGGAACTGCTGGTGTTGCAAATACTGATTACACAACAATTTCTGCATCCGCAGGTGTTTATGGTAATGCATCTCATGTTACAGTAACAACATTAACTGCTAATGGTAGAGTTAGTTCAATCACTAATACTGCTATTGCAATTGACACAGCCGCAATTACTTCTGGAACTATAGCTGACGCTAGACTACCAACTAAAGGTACAGCAGGTACTTACGCAAATGCTTCGCATGTTCCTGTTATTACAACAGATGCTTATGGTAGAGTAACAAGTATAACAAATACTGCAATTGCTATTTCTGCTACTTCTATAACAGGAATCCAAACATTTGCACAAGGCGGAACTAATGCTGCTTCATATACCACTGGTTCTTTATTAACATCAAATGGTACAGCATTTGTATCAGTATCTAATACGGGTACCGCAGGAACTTATGCAAATGCGGCCTATGTTCCTGTTATTACAACCGATGCATATGGTCGTGTTTCATCCGTAACAAATACCGCAATTGCAATTGATACTAGTGCATTAGCGTCTGGTACAGTTGCTGACGCTAGACTGCCAACAAAAGGTACTGCTGGTACTTACGCTAATGCAGCTTATGTGCCAGTAATCACAACCGATTCATATGGTAGAATAACTGGTGTAACAAACACAGCGATTGCAATAGACACCGCTGCAATTACTTCTGGCACATTAGCAGATGCTAGATTGCCAACCAAAGGCACCGCAGGAACTTATGCAAACTCAACATATGTTCCAGTCATCACTACTGATGCTTATGGTCGTGTAACTGCAATAACAAATACTGCAATTTCGTTTCCATCTGATACAGATACATTACAGACTGTTACAACAAGAGGTTCTACAACCGCTAATGCAATTAATGTTACTAACACAACATCTTCAACATCAAAAACTACCGGTGCATTAGTTGTTGCTGGTGGTGTTGGTGTTGCTGGAGATTTGTTTGCTGGCAATTCAATAGTTGTTGATGGTGGTACATATGGTAATGTTACCACAACTCAATTTGCAAGTGTATACGGACAAGCATACGGACCTAATCCGTATTCTATAATGCAAGTTAGGTCTAGTGATTTTGCATCAGGTATGGGTATGCGAGCTTATGCAGGCGCAGACGGATTACTTTACTCCAATACTAGTATACAATTTAAAATTGGTGCAACGGTTAGAGATAAAGATTTTCCAACTGGCGGTACAAATGCTGGCCAATTTGCCGCTAACGGTGCCTTTATTGCACAAGCTTCATTAGCATCAACATCAAATGCAACTGGTTCTATACAAGTTGTTGGTGGTATTGGTGTTAAGGGTAATGTTTCTGCTAATGGTATTATTTTCGATGACGGCACAAGACAAACAACTGCCGCTTCTGGTGGTGCAACTCTTGGTGATGTGTTGGCACTTTCAATTGCATTAGGATAAAATATGGCACAACCAACTACAAGACAACAATTTAAAGATTACTGTTTGAGAAAACTTGGTCATCCAGTTATTCAAATCAATGTGGATGATGACCAAGTGGATGACCGTATCGATGATGCATTGGCATTTTGGGCAGACTATCACTATGATGGTACTGAAAAGATTTTTATGAAGCATCAAATCACGCAAACTGATATTGATAGAAGATGGATTTATTGCCCTGATGCAGTTACATTTGTAACTGGTGTTATTCCATTTGACCAATCTGGTTCTTCAGTTAATATGTTTGACTTGAGATATCAATTAAGATTGCATGACCTCTATGACTTTACATCCGTGTCTTATGTCTCATATGAAATCACAATGCAACATATTCGCACATTGAACTTATTGTTCTCTGGCACACCACAGTTTAGATTTAATAGACACCAAAATAGATTATTCTTAGACATTGATTGGTCAAGAGATTTACAAGTTGGTGAATATGCTGTTATTGAGTGTTACAGAAAAATGCAACCAGATACAATTACAATAACTGGCACAGTAACAGGTAATACTTCTGCAAACACTTTAATTGGAACAGGTACAGTATTTGACCAAGAACTTTTAGAGAATGATATTATTCTATTGTCTTCTGGTGCAGAGTATCAAGTGCAACGAATCAAATCACCAACTGAAATGACAGTTAGTGCAAACAATCTAGTCGCAAATGTAACTTCAGTATCAATGACAAAAACTGGCATTTCAGATATTTGGAGTGATAGATTTTTAAAGGCTTATGCTACTGCAAAAATTAAACAGCAGTGGGGTAACAATATGAAAAAGTTTGGCGGAATACAATTGCCTGGTGGTGTCACACTTAATGGTAAAGAAGTATATGATGAGGCAACCGAAGAACTTGCTAAGATGGAAGAAGATATGTATCAGATGGGTAGCCTGCCTAGTGAGATATTTACAGGCTAAACAATGCCAACAAATCTATATTTTAATAATTTTCCCAATGACCAAGTCACTAGTGAACAACTACTAGTAGAAGATTTGGTGATAGAAGCTATGCAAATGCATGGCATGGATGTGTATTATCTCCCAAGAACTTCTGGTGACTCTGTTGATATGTTGTATGGTGAAGACACACTAAAGCAATATACTGTTGCATATCCAATTGAGATGTATATGGAAGATGTTACAGGCATGGAAGGTGAAGGTGATTTTATGTCCAAATTTGGACTTGAAATCCGAGATGAAATGACTTTATTAGTTTCTCGTAAAAGATTTAGATATACAACTGGTGCATCAAATTTAATTAGACCAAGAGAGGGTGATTTAATTTATGTTCCTTTAGTTCAAAACTTTTTTGAAATTACTTTTGTTGAGCATGAGAATAATCAAGCAATGTATTACACATTAGGCAGAGGCCGTGGTGGCAATGTTTATGTGTATGCATTGAAAATGAAACAGTTCGTATTCTCAGAAGAATACATAGTTACTGGTATTGATGAGATTGATGGACAAATCAGAGATGCATATAAGAGAGAAAGAATTACAGTTGCTGTTGGTGGTTCAGGAACATTTGTGCAAGATGAGATTGTATATCAAGGTGGTAGTCTTGCAACTGCAAATGCAAAAGCATCTGTTTACTCTTGGAGTAGCACAACAAGAAACTTAGATATTGTAAGAGTAATGGGTACTTTTGCAAATAATACATTACTGATTGGTGCAACATCAAATGCAAGATGGACAGCTGCAACCGTATCTAACGACACAGTATTTGATAATAGTCAGTTTGAAGATATAACAGACAATTCAATAATTGAAACAGAATCAGATGCAATCATTGATTTCTCTGAACACAACCCATTCGGTGAAGCATAATGTTAGGTAATGACCATTTTTATAATCGCACTATCCGCAAAGTAGTTGTTGCGTTTGGTACAATGTTCAATGATATCCATGTTGTTAGATACAACAAGGCAGGCACAACTGCATATGAAAAATTTAAAGTGCCTCTTAACTATGGCGCAAAAGAAAAATATATCACCAGATTAACTTCGGATCCAACATTAACTAAATCTATTGCAACATCTGTTCCTAGAATATCTTTTGATATGACTGGATTGACATATGATTCGTCCAGAAAATTACCATCTACTGTAAGAAATTTTGCAGCTGAAACTGCAACATCGATTAAGACTCAATATGTTCCAATACCATATGATTTTTCTTTCTCTTTGTCAATCTATGTTCGCAATACAGAAGATGGTACACAAATATTAGAACAAATTTTACCATTCTTCACACCAGACTTTAATGTGACAATTGATTTTATTCCTGGTATGGGTAAAAAATATGATATGCCTGTTATATTAAATTCAGTATCCAGCGAAACTGATTATGAGGGCGACATGATGACAACTCGCCTTATCATTTGGAATTTAGAATTTACTGCAAAGGCATATATTTGGCCGCCAGTTATTTCTGGTGAAGTTATTAGACGAGCAAATACAAATCTATATTTGGAAACAAGAACAAAAGATGCACAGAAAGTATATGTTGACTATGCAAACGGAGAAGGATATTTTTCAACTACCGGTGAAACTATAAGAGTTGAAAAGAGAGGTATTACTGGAGAACTATTGTACTTTAGTAATTCAAATAATTCAACAGGCAATACTGCTTCAGTTATTGTTGGTTATTTAAATGACTTCTTAAAAGTTGGTGACAAAATTGTTGGCGATAAAAGTAACGCATCTTATAGTATTGTTTCATTAGATACAAATCCAATGAAGTCTGTATTGATTGTTACTACACCAAATCCTATTACCGCAGAACCAGATGATGAGTTTGGTTTTTCTGAAACAATTACAGAATTTCCTAATATAACATGAACAACTTGAACTCAAAATTATCAGAAGTGTTGGATGTAGAACCAATACAATTCGAAACTTTACCAGTAGAAATAAAAACTCCTGTTGAAGATGATGCCGAATTCGCAAGACAAAATATCAGAGAACTAATTACAAAAGGTAATGTTGCAATGGATAATCTATTGCATGTTGCCAAAGAATCAGAGCACCCAAGAGCATATGAAGTTGCCGCTGGTCTGATAAAGAATCTTTCTGACTTGAACAAAGACTTACTTGAAGTGCAAAAAAGAAAAAGAGACTTGTCTGGTGAATCACACAATGCAAAAAGTATAAATGTAGATAAGGCAGTCTTTGTTGGTTCTACAACAGAATTAGTTAAATTTTTAAAGAACAATAAAGAACAATAAATAGGAATACTATGGAACAATTAATTGAACAAATGAAAACAATTTTAGGTACAACTTTTGGGTTGTATTTTAAAGCACACTCATATCATTGGAATGTTGAGGGTCCAGACTTTGCACAATACCATGATTTCTTAGGAAACTTCTATGAATCTGTATATGGCAATGTTGATCCAATTGCCGAACATATTCGAGCTTTAGATTCATATGCACCAGTAGCTTTAAGCAGAATGTTAGAACTATCTGACATTGAAGAAAAAGATTCTATTCCAACCGCACTAGCAATGATTGCAGATTTAAAAACTGATAATGAAAGATACATGGTGCATTTACGAGCAGGTATTGCTGCGGCTGACCAAGCAAATGAACCAGCAGTAGGTAACTTTTTACAAGATATTTTAGACCAACATCAAAAACATGGTTGGATGTTAAGAAGTTTTATAAAATAAAATGTCAGATTTAGGTGGCGGTTATAATGGTAATGCGAGCTTAAAACGGTTAGGGGTAGAAATATCCTATACCGAAGAACAAGTTGCAGAAATTGTAAAGTGTTCTGAAGATCCAATTTACTTCATTAAAAATTATGTAAAGATTGTCAATGTGGATAAGGGTCTTATCCCATTCGACATGTGGCCATTCCAAGAGGACATGGTACAAACTTTTCATAATAATAGATTCTGTATTGCTAAGATGCCTCGGCAGGTTGGTAAAACAACCACAACTGTAGGTTATATGTTATGGTCAGTATTGTTTAATATTGATTACAAGGTTGCAATCTTAGCAAACAAGGGTTCGTTAGCGAGAGAGATTCTTGGTAGAATTCAATATGCATATGAGTATCTACCTTTGTGGTTACAACAAGGTATTAAAACTTGGAACAAAGGTAATATTGAACTAGAGAATGGTTCGATGATTTGGGCATATGCGACTTCTGCATCAGGTGTTCGTGGAGGTACTTACAACCTAGTTTTCTTGGATGAATTTGCTTTCGTTCAACATAACATGGCACAAGATTTCTTTACTTCTACATATCCTGTTATATCATCTGGTAAAACAACAAAAGTTATTATTGTTTCGACCCCTAATGGTCTGAACATGTTCTATAAAATGTGGGTAGATGCAATAGAAGGCAGGTCTACTTACAAACCACTCGAAGTACATTGGTCAATGGTTCCAGGTCGAGATGAAGATTGGAAGAATGAGACTATACGAAACACTAGTGAAGAACAGTTTAGACAAGAATTTGAAACTGAGTTTATTGGGTCATCGGCAACATTAATATCTGGTACAAAATTAAGAAGTCTTGCGTTTCATAACCCAATATCTTCAATTGAAGGTCTTGATATATACGAAGAACCTATTAAAGACCATTTGTATATTGCCACGATTGACTGTGCAGAGGGTGTTGATTTAGATTATTCAACAATCAATGTCATAGATGCAAGTCAAATACCTTATAAACAGGTGGCTAAATATAGGAATAATAAATTGCCTTTATTGTTCTTTCCGACTGTAATTTTCTCAGTTGCAAAGAAGTACAATGAAGCGTATGCTTTGGTTGAGACCAATAACATTGGTCAACAAGTTGTCGATATTCTGCACTATGATTTAGAATACGAAAACATATACAAGTTAGAACATCATCATATCAAAGGTCAAAGTATTTCTGGTGGATTTAAAAGGTCTACTAGTTTTGGTATTAAGACCACAAAAACTGTAAAAAAAGTTGGATGTGCTAACTTAAAGACACTGGTGGAAAATGATAAGTTAATTATCAATGACTTTGACACCATTGCCGAGATGAATACCTTCACTAGAAACCGTGACAGTTATGCTGCGGAAGAAGGTAATAATGATGATTTAGTTATGGGGTTAGTTTTGTTTTCGTGGTTAACAGCACAGTCATTCTTTAAAGAATCGACAAACATTGATATTAGAAAATTGATGTTAGCGGAACAAAACATGCTTAGTGAGGAAGAACTAACGCCCGTTGGTATATTTGACGATGGGCGGAAAGAAGAGGTTATTGTGGACGGTAACGACTATTGGACAGAAAAAGGTTATCATTCCTCAACTTTCTAAATAACTAAATACAGTATAAATTCGAATTTGATCCGATAACAAAAGGAGAAATCCATGGCATTTCAGCTATCACCTGGGGTAAATGTATCAGAAATTGACCTGACTACAATTGTCCCCTCAGTCGCCACTTCAATTGGCGCATTTGCAGGACCGTTTGCTTGGGGTCCAGTTGGCGAAATTATTACAATTTCAGACGAAGTAAGGCTTGCCGATACATTTGGCACACCGAATTCAGATAATTATGAATACTGGTTCTCAGCAGCAAACTTTCTGGCATACACAAACAATCTTAAAGTTGTTCGTGCAGTAAATATTACAACAACAAGAAACGCAACTGCAAATGGTGCTAACAATGTTGCCCTTATTAAAAATGAGGATGACTGGTTAGACAACTTTTCTGCGGGTAATACTGCTTACGGTATTGCTGGTGCTCGTTATGCGGGTGCATTAGGCAACACTTTAAAAGTTTCTGTTGCAGATGCAAACACATATTCAGGTTGGGTTTACTCAACACAATTTACTTCAACACCAGGAACTTCTACCTATGTTTCAAACAAAGGTGGTACTTTTGACGAAGTTCACATTGTTGTTGTTGACGAAGATGGTCTGTTTACAGGCACAAGAGGTACAGTCCTTGAGAAGTTTGCTTTTGTATCTAAAGCACTAGATGCTAAAGACGATTCTGGTAATGCAAATTACTACAAACAAGTATTACAAAACAAATCAAAATACATTCACTGGTTGTCACATCCAACCACAATTTCAACAGGT